GATTCGAACCTACGACCTGCCGCTTATCTGGCGCTACGGGGTATAAATCCGCTGCTCTTCCACTGAGCTACAGAGGCATTCATTTACAACACTATCTATTATACATATAACAATAATATAAGTCAACTGTTTTTTAAATTATTTTATATACTCTATCTAATTTATTGGCGTGTGGCGCCCCTACAGATAATAGAGTTTCTTTGCCAAATAGTTCATTTACTGCTTTTGTTGCACCCTCTAACCAATTGTAGTCGTCGAATAACATTATGCCTCCACTTACCATCTTAGGTAAAATGTAATTGACACCATCTATAATAGATTGATATTGATCGCAATCAAAATGCACAAAGGATATATTTTCCATGTCTAAAGCACTTTCAGGAAATATACCTTTAACAACATGTGCATAAGGCAGTGACTCTTTGACCTTCACATAATTTGTGTCATTAAAATCGCCAACATTATGATGATCTATTTTAGACCTATAAGGAATTCCTTCAAATGTGTCGTACAGATAAATTTGTCTGTTTTGCGTTTTGGCTAGTTCAGTTAAATGCCAGGCACTGCCACCTTTATATACACCTATTTCAACAAAATTTCCAGCTGGACTGGTGTTAGCTATTTCTATTAGCCTGGTTAATGCTAAATCACTTAATAAGGAAGGTAATAGTCTGTTAGGCAAGGGATTATTCATTTTGTATTTATATTACTAAAAATTGGGCAATTAATTGCTGCATTGCAATAAAATTGCTAAATAAGTTTAAGGAGATTATTATGTTCTTTTTTAAATGGATAGAAAACTTATTTGAAACCAATTACAAATCAATTATTGAAGATTATATAGAAAGTCACAACCCAAAAAGTGTAGCGGAAATAGAATTTTTAACTAGAGAATTCGAAAGACGTCATCTTACAAGTTGGAATTATTAATATGTGGTTAAATGCGTTAGGGCGATATTTGTCTATTCTTGCTATGCATAGGGCAAAAAAGTATCAAGAACGCTGGCACAATTTTAAATACTAATATCTTCCATTCCAGCAGTTCTGATTCGAGCTATATGGCCCATCATAAAGTTTTTACTTTCTAGGCCTTTGATAATACCAAGCCATTTGTTACGCAATAGTGCAACTTCATTAATAATAGTTTCAAAATCAACAACTTCCTGCTCACCATCAACATATTTTTCTGCATCTCTACTAGTAAGTGCCCGAGCATAGTTTTCCAAATACTTTTGAAATAGTCGTTTCCTAATCTTCTTTAATTGTAAATTAAGGTAATTAAGTACCGCTTCTATTTCTTGCAATTGGTTAAATCTATGCTCGGTTATTCCTGGCAATGACGCTAGATTTTTTTCTAGATTGCCTTTGATACTACAATCATATTTGGCTTTATCTAGTTCCACTTCATAATAGGCAATAAACTCAGGTATATTGCCTAGGTCCTGCACAACTTGATTGTACCACATTATTCGTCGTAGTCGTCTTCGTCAATATCGTCGATATTACCGCTGTATTCGTCATAGCTGCGTTTAGTGTAAGCATCTACACCACTAAATTCTTTTAGTTCCTGATCGCCAAGTACATCAACCAGTGTACTCATTAGAGTGTCACTAGCTTCTTGTCTATCTTTACTGGGTATATATTGCTTTAGGATACTGTATACTTCAGTTAATACTTCAATATCAATTGTCATTTGGTTCCTCATTGCTTTTTCTATATTGTTTATGCATAGGGTTATTTAATCCAGACCTTGCTTCCCCGTAATTTAAGACATCACGTGAAGTGCCAATATTGAGATCTAAATTAAACGCTTGCCATCCAGCACAGGATCCGCGTCTAGGAATCCATCCTTCTTTTATTGCGGCTTTGATTGTATGTACTGAAAGCCCATGTTCTCTACAAAATGATTCAAGGCCACCACAAAAAACAAATATTTCCCCAGCTGGTGATATTAATTTCCAGTTTACTGATTTATTGTTGTCTTCAGCTTTACGAACTGGCCATTTTTCTGGATGAAGTTTTCTAATATTAGAAATTGTCTTTCCAATTCTTTGATTTACTTCTTTATAACGAGAAAATTTATTCCTACCACCAAAATCTAAATTTATATTTAAAGGGTCTTTTATAATATCTTCAGTTATGTACTTTGTTTCTAATAAATTTAGTTCGTCGTGACTATATCCAAATTCTAAGATAATCCTCACTAGTTCAGCACTACCTTTAGATTTTATATAGTCTTTAATTATAACCCCTGACCCAAAATAGGTTTTATCTAAAGTTTGTATACTTATTATTTTATGTTGGCCGATATAATATCGGCCATCTGGTAAAATTGTTTTGTATATGAAGCCGTAAGGCTTATTCTGATATTGAGGCAGTGTCATCGGCATCGTCTACCAAATCTTGCTTCTTAACAATTTTTTTACTAAATTCCGACATAACTCTATCCATAATCCCGTCAGTGTTCTTATTCCATTCTTTTCTGAAATATTTATGTTCTACCCCATCTAAATCAACATAAACATAACGATTACCTTCTTTAGTTATAAGTTGTCGTTTTTCAAATAAATCGTGCAACCCACTGAAAGGGTCCATCCCCCTGTCATAAGGAATCCTTAGCTCAACATCTTCAAAAGGTTTAGAGTATCGTGTTTTCATAATTTTGCAACCAGCTCTAATGCCTTTAACTTCGCTAATTTTATTACCTTCATCGTCTTCTTTAAGCTTTAGTTTTTTCATTGCCACTACAATACTACTAGCATAGATAAAGCCTTGTCCACCTGATATATTAGGGTCTGGATTATAAGGGTCTTGGCTTGCATAAGTGTGATTAGTTGCAACTAACCCAATATTAAGATCACCAAACATATTAACACAATTACGCACTAATGCTGTCAATGCCTTAGGTTTACGACCCATATCGCCTTTTAAATCTCCACTGTCAAATTGATTTACATCAGTTGGTGTCAGTAGCATACCTAAACTATCTAATACAAATAATACCTTGGGCCTATCATCTGCTGGTAGTGTTTTATACTCTTTAACGAATTCACTAATCATTTTAGCCACATCATCAATCATAGCCATATTAAGTTTTAGTAATTTCTTTTCAGAAGTGTCTACACCAAGAGCATGCAACCAAGATTCATCAAGTGCATTTTCTGTGTCAATTAATACAACATAGATACCTTGTTGTTGTGCATTACGAACTAGATTTCCTGCGCAAATAAAACTTTTACCTGCACCTGATTCGCCAGCAAATACAGTGACTTTGCCCAAGGGCACACCTCGAGCAAAATCCCCACTGATTAGATAGTTAAGTGCGTAATTTCCTGTACTTACCCAGTCAGTAGGATCTTTAAATCCAATGCTGATACCATCAATGCTTTTTGTAATACTTTTACGGAATTTACTGATATCAAAAGGTTTACTCATATTAATTATCCCTTTCCATGTCACTAGCTTCGCGAACTAGCTCAATCACTTCGTCTATGGTATTGCACATTAGTTTGCTTGTCATGTAGTCACCTTTTTTGTTTCTACCACTGACTTCAACCATATATCCGTTGTCATACATATACACTGTATATGATTCATTAACTTTAATTAATTTGTCGCTGAGTTTTTTTGTGGTTTTAGTATTTGCCATAATTTATTCCTATGAAATGACTGAACTCCTGCAAAGTTGTTTGTATAACCACGCAGGAGTACTTTAGATGATTATTGTTTTTGACGATTGCGGATCATTGCTAAAATATCTTCAGCGCGTTGGCTGGTATTTTTAGCAGGTTTAACCACTGGGTCAGTTTCAAACGGGGGATCATCTTCTTCAACTTTTGTAGTTGCAGTCACAGTAGTTTTGGGAGTAACACGGGCTGCTGCTACTGGTTTAACCGCTACTTCGGGTTCATCATCACTATCAGTTGATGCTACTGGTGCAGTGTTATTAGCACTGGACAGATTTACACCCATAGGTTTAAAATGGTTAGCCCATTTAAGTTGATAAGGCTCACCGTTAACACTAGCTTCAAACATTTCTTTCATAATAGCTAGTTCATTTGCATCTGGACGTTTTGGAAGGAAATCAGCAAGATTATAAAGCCCAAATTTTTCAATAGCTTCATTTTCTTGTGCAGTCAAAGCTGATTCTTTGCGAGCCCATGTGCTAGTATTATAATCTGCGTAGCCAGCTTTGCTAATTTTTTTAATATTAAAATCCAGTCCAGCCTGGTAATCTGTAGGTAGATTTTCTAGTTCTGGATCCATAAGTGCATTTTTAATTAGATTAAAAATCTGTGAACTGATAACAAAACGACGAATAGGATTTTCTGGTGTTTTATCATCACTTAGTGGGTTATCACGAACAAATCCCTGGAAAAGATAGCTACGTTTTTTCCAATATTTACGACCCATATCTTCAAGATTTGGATCTTTAAACCAAGTACGAACCTCTGCTAGAATAGGACAGCTTTCGTTCCACATCTCTACACAGGGCACTTGCACTGTTACTGGTTTACTTTCTGGTTGACCTTCGATTCCAGCAAATGGAAGTTTGATCATTGCTCGCTCTACCCAAAAGAATGTATTTTTTTGATTAGCGTCAGGTAGAAATCTTACTCGTGCTAAACTGTTTTCTGGAATATTCCAATGCGCATAAATTGCGTTGTCTGAGGGGGTTGCTGTACCAGTTGAACGATCTGCTTGTGCCTGTAGTCTTGCCCTAATGTCTGCCAATGAAGTTGCCATAATGTTTTCTCCTTAAGATGGTCTTAATATGTGCCTAGATATATAACTGCACCTTGCAATTATATAACAAATGTATTTATCTTGTCTAGTAAAAAAGATATTTTTTGTAACACATAGGAACTAATTTACATTAGTTACTTGGAGAAATCAAATTATTTGATTAAACCTGCTAAACGCATTAATTCACCAAAACTTGCAGATTCTTGAATTTTTGGTTGATCGATTAAG